CCATATTTTAAATGTATTTGGTGATTGAACAGGGAGAGATCCTGATTTAAATCCCATCCAGTTAGAACCACTAGTATTTGAGTAGGACGAATCCATTATGTCATAACCAAGTAATAAATGATTTATATTATTTGAACGAAACGATAAACCTGCTTTATTTCCAGTAGTAGCATAACTTCCAAACATAAATGTATGTGGTAATTTAGCATTACCACTAGTTTCTGTCATACCATTACCAATAGCTATTACATTATTGTTTGTAGCACCAGAACCTCCAATTGAATTTGAATTCCCAAATATTAATGAATTGCTTCCTGAATTACTTTTTCCAACTACAATTCCATTAGTATGATTGTTGTTATATCCTACTATTATACCACAGCTGCCAGCTGAAGCTGCTGTATTTCCTTGTCCAATTACTACTCCATCTTGTCCACTAGCATCGTTGTTATATCCTACACTTACTGTTCTTAAACCAGAATTTCCAGATCCTATAGCTATAGCAGCTTGTCCTGAGGTTGTTGAATTTATTGCTATTCTTGAGGTATCTGCTAAATATGCTAAATTTAAAACTCCATCTCCTTGTATTGAAGCAAGGTTAACGGTATCTGCGCTATTTCTAACTCTAAATGCTATGTCTGTGGATAATGCTCCTTGTGCTAAAACATCTAAACGAGCTGTTGGAGTTAATTGTCCTATACCTAAATAACCACTACTATTCATAAATGCTCTTACAACACCATTAATCATAATGTTGTGTTGATTAACAGCATTATAATTTATGTTATAAGCAGCATATAAAGCTAATGAATTACCTGCAGCTGTTATTTGAGTAACTCCGGTTTGGCTACTTAAATATGTTGAAAAACCATCTCCTACTAATGCACTTGCTAATGTAAATTCTTTATTACCTTTAATCTGAAGTAAATTATCTGTATTTGCTGAGTTCCGTATAGTAAATATATTAGCAGAACTACCGGTAAAAGCAAGTATCGAAGCACTTCCCGTTACACTTAAACTACCGGTAATTCTAGCGCTACCAGTAAATGGGAATGGTGGGATGTAATTATCTAGATATGATGCTGTTAATGCATATGAAGAACTTGTTGGTACTCCATTTTGCCAAATGCCTGAATCGTATATTAATGCTTGGCCATTTGTAGGACTAACAATTGAAACATCTGTTAAATCATCTAAATTGCTTAATGCTATTCCACCGCCACTGCCTTGTCCACTACCTCTAAATAAACCTCCGTTTATTATAGAGTTATTTGCGGTGTCAGCTATATTGGATGCATTTCCTTTTAATACTAGAAATCCTACGAATGTTGTAAAATCAAAAGTATCGCCTTCAGTAAATGGATCTGTTGGTAGATATTGAAGTGCATTTAATAAAGATGTATATCGTGCTTGACCGTAATAGACGTATAGTACTCCGGTTTTTGGATCTATAAATACACGTTGAATTGTCCAGTTACCACTACCCACACTAGCTAATGTGCCATCTCCATCTCTATCATATTGTGTAGGATTAACAACTGTATAAAAGTTTCCTGCATTAGTATCAAACTCAATAGCAGATCCGGATCTTTGAACACGAGCTAAGCTGGCAGTTGCTTGTGATGGTGTTGTTATTTGGGATGGGAACTCAGGATCATTTTGATAAAATCCACCATGTATAAAAGAAGTACCAGCTCCGACAGATAATCTTAAACTACCGGCTTGACCCGTCAACCCATATCCTGACATCTTTAGTGGCCCAAATGCATCTACGAAATTTGATATTTGTGATATTTGATCGTATGCTGTTTGTACTCCTCCACCAAATGCAGATACTTGTGTGTAGTCGAAATGACCTACTGCTCCTAATGGTATATAGCTGTGGTACTGTTGTGATGTAAATCTAGTTGACTGTTGCTGTAAAGTTCCAGTATTATCAATATATAAATAGGTTACTTGCTGAGTTGCAATATTTGCAATACTCTGTGTGATTGCGTTCCACGTGACATACTCTATCATAGGCGAAACTTCAGATCCAGTTGTTGCATTATGTTCGGCTATAATACCACTACCAGGAGAAACAAAAACGTTGCTTCCGCTATATGTAACGGCACCGCCGTATAATAATCCAGTTTCTAAACTACCTTCAATCCATTTCCACTTTACAAGATTTCCATTTTGACGAACATATAAATCATACCCTAATGCTGTATTAGAACTACTTTGAAATAAAACTGTTGAATCTAAATCTGAACCTGATGGGTCTGGATCTTGTGTTGGGTCTAGCTTTAAACTACCAGATAATATAATTTGCTGATGTAGTGAGTTAACATATGATGCTGATACCGCATTCAATACATAACTAGCAGTTTGTGCTGTTTGCACATATGAAGCTGTTACACTATTATTAGCCCAACTTGCCGTGCCCGTTAACAATCCGGTAAATGATCCAGTAAATGATCCGGTTCCATAAGATGCAGTGAATGCATTAAATGATGCCGTTGTAACAAACGAGCCAGTATTGATACTAGACCCTCCTGCATTCGCTGCATATGATGCAGTTACGGCATAGCTTGATGAAATATTATATAAAGAACCTGTTTGTAATTGTCCAGGTTTAAACTGTCTTCCCATTATGACCACCTTCCATTTATAATTACCGTATCGGTGGATTCTATAGGGTAACCTAACATGGCAGTATCAAATACGATTGTTTGCGTAGCAACGTCGTTGGGTGTCCAAGTATATAATTGTTTATCAATGTATTGACCATTAATGTACACATCAAATTCATTTTTTGTTGCAACTAAGAATGTTACGGGATTAATTGCTGCGTAAGCATTAACCGTTACTGTTGTTGCATTTGAATATGTAGCTTGTTGGTCTGTTAATGTCGTTAAATAATTCATAACTGCAGGTGTAACGGCGGCTGTTGTTGCGCCAGAGACTGATATTGATGCACCTGTACTAGCTAATCTTAAAAGTTGTTGAGGAACAACAGTTGTACTAAATAAATCAACATCAACATCGACAGACTGATCAAATGTTAATTGTTTAACTGAGTACATTTTTCTTAAAGTAGATCGACGAACTTCTTGTTCTGATAATAAAGTTCCTAGGACCGTTAATGGAATAGTAGCTCGTACTATTCGATCTTCCCCCGTAGTATTCATTGTTTCGAAATTAATTGAACCAATTGTAGTAGTAAATTTATTTGTTTCATTGCCCCAAGCAAATCGACCATATGGCATAATTTGATCAATTACTGAGTTTAACTGCGTAGTAAAATCACACCATATCATCATATCATATTCGATAGTTACATACTTAGGAATATCTGCTATGTAAATTTTTTCTGATGATGCTGGAGTATTAGTAGGCATCGGGAAGAATGTATCTTCGTATCTATTTCGTTCATTGTATTTAGATTTATAGATACGAACATTTTCTGACTGTGGTCTATTAACATCTAATGTTTTAACTGAGTCTCTTTCCGTGATACTGTTTCGCTTCAACATAATTAGTGGAGATTGAAGCATTCCTTTTTCATCACGTAAATATCCTAATCGTCGTACGTTATCCCATTTTTCACCATTAGCCCAAATTGTTGGTATTGTTATAGTTGTTTTATTTGATTGAACTTGTGGCCGTATTTCATTATCAACAAACCATTTAATTGCATAATCAATATCGTATGAAGTACGTTTTGGAGTACGAATAACATCATCATCACGACGATTTTGTTCCGCGCGATTCAGTATCATATCGTCATATAAGCTATCCGTACTTGTTGGATTAGGCTTATTAGTTTTTCTGTCGATATTTTCCCTATTCAATCTAGGCATTATTGTCCTTTATATGCTGGTGCGTTATTATTACCACCTCTTCGAATATCTTTAATTCCTTGTGGAGTTTGTCTTGTTGCGTGTGCATCACATAATACAGACACGCTATAACCATGTTGAGATCCGTTTGGCCATGTTTCTGGGTTTTTGCCTAGAAAATACTGATTTGCGTCAACATTATCAAGTTCATAATATTCATTGTCCCAAAATACAATGTCTCCTACTTCAGGGAAGAACCCAGCATTTTCCAATAAATCTCGAGATAATGCAAATTGTGCTGTACGAGTATATGTGTGTCCATAATCATCCATAGATGATGTTTTACCTTCTTTTGTAATTAAACATGGAAGTAATAATGAATTGTAAAATGCTTTTGATTCTGATTCGCCATACATGTTCGAATCGCTAGCTTCAACTATTAGTTTGAAGAATTCAATCTCAGTATCAACGATTGCATTTAATAGTTCTGAATTAATTGCTGCTAAAAAGCGCGCATCTCTAATTCCTCCAAATAGTGCCATATCTTATCTCCTTTATCCAACATAAATTTTTAATGGAACTTTTGCAAGAATCTCATTCATTTGAGTCGCTTCTGCATTTTGTCTTGTTAACATTTGTTCTTTAGTTAATTTATCTAAAAATTCTCGCAATTGTGTAATTAGTGCATCTTTTTCAGATTGACCTTGTGATACTAATTCTGCTCCATTAAGTGTTACTTCTGAGTTCGGGATTGGAATTGTACTATATTTTCCACGAACAAATCCTAACATTTCTTTTGCTAATGCCGATCCGTATTTAATAATCCACGCACGCCCCATATCATTAATGCTACTGTATGTTTGATATGTATATGGTATATTAGATGCGTCACTTACCGCACCGTTTATAAGAGCTGTATTGCCGAATAAAAGTGCATCATTGTTTTTGTCTTCTTCGAATATATATTCGACCCAAACTTGACCGTAGAATATATTAGATGCTGTAGCACCTGCTCCTGATGACGGTACCGGCCAAAACTTGATATCATCGCCATGTATCTCAAATGTGTAATGTGACTTACGTATTTGATCATTAAACTCAATAGCTTGCAAACGCATTAAATCTGCGTGTATTGGCATCATCATAAAACTAATAGAAGGCGAAAATCCTCCGAAGTTAAATGAATCAAGTAATTGTTGCGAGCCTAATCCTGTTCCAACAAATGGATCAAAATATCTAGCAATTGCCGGCGGTGGATTATGAAGTACACGTTTTACTTCAATTGAACTTGTATTTGTTAAAGCTATATTATTAACAGCTAATGATGCAGATACCGCAGCACGCAAACTATATGTCTGCTGGCCAGGTATCATATCTATCTTAACTTTTTTCCATTTAACAGTACCGCCCGAGTCAGCTTCTGTACCATATGCTTTTGAAAGTTTAGAAATATATCCAAATGAATTTCCTACATTATGTCCTGTGAAACTAGAGCCTGACATAAATCCTGACCCTGTTTGAATTCCTAATGTATTCATCAAATTGTTAACAATGTTAACTTGATTAATTTGATTTGAATATTCCATCACAGCAGCTTCAAATGCTGTATAGAAGTTTATATCTTTAAGTTCAACATCAGTAATAGGGTATCCAACGTGTTGTGCAGCATATTTTGCGAAGCTATCAGCATGTTGTTGAAACATTGGATCATTATCAAAAAATCCAAAAGGCGTAGATCCTGTTGTAAACGATGAACTTCCTGGCCATATTGGCTTATTTTGACTGTAATCCATTTAAGTATTCCTTTTATATATAAATACCGTTATTAATCATTTAGACGATTCAAAATATCATCTAAAGCTTCATGTCGGTGATTATCTATTAAAATGATTTCATTTACCCATTTTGAGTCTCGCAGTTTAGGAACTTCATGTGTTGCAGAATCATTTTTAAATTTTAAATCCACTTGATATTTGTCACCACATAAAATCATAATGCTGTCTTTCCCTAAACGAGATAAAACCATTTTTAATTGTTCTTTTGTTAAGTTTTGAAATTCATCTACAATACAAACTGCATTGTCAAATGTTCTTCCTCGGAAGTGTGCTAATGAAACTAATTCAATATTTTCTTCCTTTTCCATTTTTTCTAAAAGTTCTGGTTTATTATAAACCTTGCGCATATTGCTACGAATTGGTACTAACCATGGTTCCATTTTTTCTGTAAGTGACCCTGGCAAGAATCCATTATCCTCGTTTGACACAGTTGGACGTGTTATGATAATTTTATTAACTCGACGTTTAAAAAACATATCTAACGCAATCTGAACTGCTAACAATGTTTTACCCGAACCAGCTTTACCTAATATAAAATTGAAAGGTGTTTCAATAATTTTTGCTTTTGCTTCTTTTTGTTCTTCCGACAATGT